TTTCAGTAAAATCAACACCAGTTCTTACAGATACAAAATTTAACTGAATAAAGTTGATCGACCGAGCAGGTTTGATGTAAATATCACCAACAAATTGATTAGAATCAATAACTTGTGGTGTATTATTAGTTGTATCACAAACTACACGGAAATCATAAATGCCACGGCGACCTTGAACCTCACGTAAAAATGGAGTTACCAAGGACACAAACTGAGCACGAGTGAATTCATCGTTAAATTCAAATAATGAATATTGAGCAACTTGAGAAATTGTTTTTTCAAGAACAATAAACAATCTACGAACATTAATTCTATCAAATGCTGAAGGCTTAGCTTGTAATGTTTTATCACCATAAAGAACCACACCGTTGCCAGAAAAGCTTGCAACAGGATTAATGCCTTTTGCATACAAACTATCACGAGCAGTTTTGTTTGGATTCCATGCTAATTTAACCACATTTTTTAAATTACCACGGTTAAATCCTGCAGGTGAATACCATGGATCTCTAACGTTATCGGTGTTGACACAAAGACCTGCAATATCGCCATTCAATGGTACCCAACGATATATGTTATTATATTTGTCAAACATATATTTCCAACCAGAATCAGCAACAACATAAGAGCTGGAACGATTTAACGCATTGTTCCATGCCAGTATATTAGAAGTTTCATTGCCGGATTGATTAATAACGTTTGCAGAAGGTGGTGATATAAAAGCTAAACAATCTTTACGACCTTCTGCTATGTTATCAATTATATATTGTTGTGTTGCAATATTGGCATCACCAGTAAATACTAAAGAAACATCTACTTCAGATGAATTTGTAAACAAACTATATGCTGTTTGAGTATTTGCTGTTGATGGAGCATCGTCTGAGCCACCTTGCAGTGTCCAAGTTTGAGTGTATTCTTGTACATAATATGAAGTATTGGCTAAAGGTCTTCCAAATGTTGATTGAGCACTATCTCCATTAGCAGGATCCACAATATAAACATATTTTGAGTTATTAAACAATACATTTTTGTAATAGTTTGAATTACCATAAGCATCTGTTGCATCACTACCTTTTGAAACATATGGGTATACTTCTAAAACAGTATTTCTAACACCTGTAATTTCTCCACCAGTGTCCATAACAATAATGTGCATTTCATCATTAAGAGCACCTAAAGCTTGTGCTTGAGCAGAAGTTCCTGGAGCGCCATTAAAATATGTAGAAACACCAATTCCGTAAATATTCCATGTTTCAAAATTAGGACCAGAATCGATAGCAGCAACGGTAATAGAATTTCCTAATTTACCTGGATAACGAGCAATAACTGGACCATTATTAGAAGCAGAATTATTACGTAAATACGATTCTTCAAATATGTCCTCGTTTGTAATTTGTATTGCTGGAGTTATTGTGTTAGATTGTGCATTTTTTGAATTTACTCCAACAGCTCGAACAACATTTAAATTATTACCATAAGCTAAAAAAGAAGCTGATGTAAAAAAAGATGTTGCCGAATTGTTATCTGGAGTACCAAATCTATTAACTAATGTAATTTCGTTATCTATTTGAATTCTTTTTCGTGCTGGACCCCATTTAAAATTTCCAACAAAAGCACCGGCTGTAGTTAATACCGAAGGAACGACTGTAGTTAGGTCGACCTCGGAAACATTTACGCCTGGAGAGAGTTGAAACGCCATTTTATTCTCCTTGAATTATTATGTGTTTTGGCAGTTATAATACCATAGCAATATTTATCAATCATAGGATTTATAGATCCTTAAACCACTTGGCAGTATAGTTTGAATAGGTGTCACCACCATTGGCAACTTCCCATAAATCTCCACCCTCAATCATAAAATCTGGTTTTGTACCGTCATCAATAATAGGTTCAGGTAGAACCTCTTCATCAATTTGATTCATATTTTCCAATTGAATCTGTTTTCTTAAATCATGGTTAACTATTTCTCTAAAGTATTTTTGAGTGGCCGCCCAAGCAAAAATGACCAAAGTCATCACATTATCATCATTGGCCCCATCGGCAGCCGCAAAAGAAGTTTTATATTGTTCAAAAGTGGTCAACTCTGAGTAGGTATCAAAGTCATTAATCAGTAACTTATCACCTTCAATCAAAGTTTTTAGGTTGGAACAACCAATTTGTTTTACCTGTGGCGACATTTTAAGACCCATCTGTACACCTCTGGCGAAACCAGCAGATAATTGTTGTGGTTTTTTATTGCCGGTAAAGACTTTTAATAAGTTTTCATACTCAAGGTCTTGGTGTAATATGTCGGCCACTTGAGGATTGTTATTAATTTCTATCAAAACATAGGCATCATTGTATAATTTGGCTGCATTATAGATTACGGTAGGGAACAATATTGGTGATATTGAAGAACTATTGTATGTGGCCACCTGTTTATATGGTGTGGAAGATATATCTATTACTGAAAAAGCCGAAGAATCTAAATTTTTACCTTCTGATACGTCCACACAAATACAGTATAGGTGGTCGGACTTGTGTTCAGTACCTTCTTTGATTGGATTTTCATAAATTTTCATCTTATCATGGTCAGCAATTGGATTTATATACCTCAATTGCTGTAGTTTGTAACCGGAAATAAGAGTGTTTGATGATCCTAAAAACTCAGTTTCAAACTCTTGTGAAAACTGCCGTTCTGATGTATTACGAATCGTTTCTTCTTTCCAAGCCTCATCTCGACCTGGTACCATTGACCAATGAATCTGAAAGTTTTTATAGTTGTTACGACCTTCTAGTGAATCCATCCATAACTTATAGAATAGATTCATACCATTTGGTGTGGAAACAATGATAATCTTTGATGACTTACCAGATGAGATTACCGGATAAACGGAGTTAAAGAACTCGTTGGCAATATTGTTTGGTACGAAAGCAAATTCGTCCAAGAACACAATGTTAAAAGAACCGCCTCGAATTGCTGAGGATGACGTACTGGCCGCAATAACCTTAGACCCGTTCTCTAGTTCTACGTTACCCTTGTTCCATGTCACCACACCTTGTTGGAGCCATTGTGGTAAATTTTCATATTCCAGTTGATACTTAGATAGAATATCACGAGCCAGTGAACCTTTATTTGCCAGAACGGCTACGTTTTGTGAATCGGTAAAGATGGTTGCCCAAAGAAGATACCCAACGGTAGTGGTTGTTTTACCAACCTGCCGAGGACATTTGGTAATAACAAAACGATTATCTTTAAATAGATTTAACATTTCTTCTTGAAATGGCCACATATCAAAATTGATGAGACCTTGGTCTACGTTAACAATTTTGATATATTTTCTACAAAAATGTATTGGATCTTTAGAACATTTTATGTATTCTTGTACTTGTTCTTCCGTATATTTGTGTTCGACACCAACTTTTTTTAATAACGGATTGTCACGATAAGAATCTTTATTTTGTATGGACATTACTCTTTACCTTTAATGAGTTTATTCAACTCAGCGGTAGAACCAACAAAAATGGCTTTGTCTATATTAGTACCAGCACTTTTCTTTTTATCTTCATCCATGTCACGCATTTGTTTTTGTATTGCCAGTAATTCTTTGTTGGCGTCTACCACATTTTTGAGTAGTGTGCCATATACTTCAAAAGCACGGGGATGCTGTCCTGCTTTAGCAATGTTAAGTATCTCATGCATTGCTTCTTGACCTTGGTCAATAAGGCCTTGCAGGTTTTCTCTTGATTGTTGGTACGCATCGGTAAGGTCCTGTTTTAAATCAGGCTCGTTATGATGTGATTGTAGTACCGGAAGTTTTTCTTTTTTTTCTTCTGGTATAGGAGTAATATCAAACACATCAGATAAATTTTTGTTCAAATCATTCATAGTATTTTTTTTTAATTAACCCCAACTGCCGCCAGTAAAATTTATAAAACGCCAAATATTATTGGCACCATTAGTATAATTTTCTACACAACGATATATTTTGTCATCATCAATTGCTATAAATCCCGCTCGATCACCAGGATCTCCTTTAGATGTTAAAGGTATTGGCGTGTGCCATTGTAAAGCCACACCATCAACAATTAAATTTCCTGTCACGGTTAAATTGTTTACATTAATAGCTTGTGATACTACCAAATTACTACTTGCAACATTACCTGTTACTGTTAGGTTACCATTAATTGTACCACCAGTGGCCGATAGTTTTGTATTTGCTGTATTTGATGTTGCTAGTGAACGACCACCAGGAGTTACACCATCATGAATTGTTAAAGTTTGATTGGTTGTATCAATAATTAATTCGCCATTAGCACCAGTTGTATTGGCCAATGTTGCTGAACCGTATCGTTTAAATTGTAGTGTGCGTGGCATTTTCTTTACCTTTACTGTAAATCTGTTGTTTTCTGTTGTAGTATATGTAGGTCATCTTCTCCGACCTGAAGCATGGCATCACCAGCAAAATTATCTGGTAACTCACCACTTACAATATTTGGAAATTCGGATATATCTGAAGTGATAATGTGTGGTGTATTGACATTTGCATCGGTTG